GATGGTACAAACATTGTAAAATTATCTGAGCAAAGAAACTGGAGAGCAGTTTCAGCAGCTGAAACAGTTCAAGCTGGAGCTCAACTTTTAGTAAATACAAGTGGTGGAGCAGTTACAATTACGCTTCCAGCCTCACCTGCTACAGGAGATGAAGTCTCTTTCGTAGATCAAGGTTACGATTTTAATTCTAACGCATTGACTGTTGGTAGAAATGGATCTAATATAGCTAACGCAGCATCAGATCTAGTGGTCAATACACAAGGCGCAGCTTTTTGTCTAGTCTTCTCAGGAGATGCAACAACAGGTTGGACGTATAAGGAGAAATAATAGATGTCAAATTACGAAGCTACAAGATACGATTTCGACGGAGCAAACCTTACGGGTATCGAGGGAATTCCTACAGCAACTATTGTGCCGTGGTCTTCTTCTTCAGTACCATCAGGTTTCTTGGAATGTAATGGTGCAGCAGTTTCAAGATCAACTTACTCTGCATTATTTGCAATCGTAGGAACAACTTACGGAGCTGGAGATGGTGCATCTACTTTTAATTTACCAGACTTGCAAGATAACGTTGCAATGGGTAAATCTGGAACTAAAGCTTTAGCATCAACTGGTGGAGCAAACACTGTAGCTTCAACTGGAAACGTTGGAGGATCAACAGCTAACGCAACTTTATCAACTGGACAACTGGCATCTCACTCACACTCAGGTGGTGCTGGTAATGCACAAAACGGTTTTGCACTTTCTAATAACCAATTCATGGCTCCTAATACTGGTTCTAGTAGTACTGGTAGTACAGGATCTGGACAAGGTCACTCTCATAATATGAGTGCAAACTTTAGTGGTGATGCAACTTCAGTTGTTCAACCTTATTTAACATTAATTTATATTATTAAAACGTAGGAGAAATTATGGCAACTAACGCAACATGGACAGTAGTATTTGATGACAAGATGGTTATTAAACAATCTGGTGATGCAGCAGGTACTTCATATGTAATTTCAGATGATGATTTTTGGGGATTAGCTAAATGGAATAACATTTGGGCTATTCAATATGGAACATTAAATCCAAGTGATACAGTAGAATATAGAGATGAAACACCTCACTCTACTTGGGACGATGCTAACCTAGGTGATTTTTCTGATTTTACTAATAGATGGGACAGCGCTCACTTAGCACAATTACAATCTAATTGGGATAATGATAATGAATTTGATGCTGAAGGAAATCCGGAATCTGAATCAGATAAAATAGCTAGATTAGGTGCAAGACCTACATCTTATTCTTCCTAACCCATAGGTCTTAAATTCATCCAAGAAGTCAATAAATATTTTTCCCCTGATATTGGAGGATTTCCTCTGTGTACATAAGGAAAACTTGCAGGCCAAATAACTATTCTCCCTGCTTTAGGTTTAACTCTTTTTGAAAAATGTAAAAATTCTGTTTCTCCGCCTTCTTCTACATCATTTAAGTAAACAGAATAAACAAAGGCTCTGTGCTCATTATTAAATCCTTGACCATGTTCAATATGCCAAATGTGATATCCCTCTGTAGGTAAAGTCTTTTGAAGTTTTATACAACTATAATGAAAAGGATTTTCTGGAGTTCTATCAAAAGCTTCACTTCCTCCTGTTGTATCTAAGTAATGTTTAAAAGCTAAATCAAAATTTGCTATCAGTGATCTTAAATCTGTCCACCAAGTATTTATGTTATGACCCATTGCAAAAAATTGTTCATCTTTCTTTCTTAACGCGTGGGCATCTTCAAACCGTATTCTATTAACGGTATTGTTAAATTTATATTGATTATCAAATAAATCGATTGCTTTTCTACATTCGTCTGGTGTAATGTAATTATCATACACACCAATAAAATTATCTATATTAACTGTTTTTTCGTTCATTTAATTTAAAAGCTAGCGATATTCTAACATTTCTGTCAGGTGCTAGTCCTCTGTGTGATTTGTTGGATTTAAAAATTATTAATTTATTTTCTTCAAAAACGTAATCTTTTTCTTTCAAAATTTGTAAGTCACCATTTCCACATACCATATAAACAGCTGTAAAATCACAAGAGTCTATGTGATAGTTTCCATTCATACCGGGATGTTGTATATTTAAATACATTCTTTCTATATCTACTTTTTTATCTATAGTTTTCAATAATTTTGAAATTAAAAATTGACTCATACTATCAAAAATATTTAAATTAGTAGAATAAAAAAAATTACTGTCACCTGGATTTGAAGAGTGTCCCCAATAATGAGGTGTATTAAATAAAAAAGTATCTTTTAAATACTGATGAAAATCAGTGTTTAACCAATTCTTATATTCTTGTGTTTCCATCTATTTTATTATGATAGTTAAATTTGGCATTTATAGCTTCTATATTAAATATTAAACTATATCTAGTGTCCTCTAAAAGACTCGTATCAAATCCATGTAATATCATTGGCGGAAAGATATAATAATCTCCAGGGTGAGGAGTTATTTTTAAATTTAATTCAGGTAATATTAAATCACATCCTTTAGATAAATATAGAATACCATGAAAGCATGGGTGGTTATGATATGTAAGACTATCATTTTTTTTAATTTCATTACCCCATGCATTAGCAACTGTGTATTTTTCAAAAAAATGCATAAAAATTTCTGGATGTGATAACTGATGTTTATTTATAAGATAAGTTGTAAAGTCTATAAATTCTTTTTTATCTATAAAGTGATACCAATCAGTCATGCCACCTTTTACATTTGTGTAATTTTGTAATTCTTTTTTAATATTATTTTTAGTATTTATAATAAAACTATGGATATGTTCAGGGTGAGGATAATGACCAAAAATTATATTTACATCTCTAATGTAACTAACACTAATACTGTTTCTTTGTTCATTTAGTTTATTATTTTTGTCTAATATGCTTATCATTTTCTCACTTTCATTCTCTAAAAAACTAATATATAAGCTACTATATGCTACAGAAATTAAAATTCAAGCCTGGATTTAACAAACAAGACACTGAGTCAGGGGCCGAAGGTCAATGGACTGACGGTGATTTTGTAAGATTTAGATATGGATTACCTGAAAAAATAGGTGGCTGGTTACAATTAACGGCTGCTAATAAAACATTACCTGGGGCCGCAAGAGCACAAGTTGCATTCTCAAGTTTTGCAGGTGAAAAGTATACTGCAATTGGAACATCTCAAGGTTTATTTCTTTATTATGGTAATGACTTTTATGACATTACTCCTTTAGATACAGCGATCACTGGAGGCACATTAACCACTGTTAATGGATCTAGAACAGTAACTATCAATAAAGGTTCACATGGCTTAGCTGTTGGACGATACGTAACTCTTTCATCAGTCACAGTTACAGGTGCATCAGATTTTACAGCAGCTGAATTAGAACAACCTTATGAAATATTAACTGTGCCTGATGTTGATAAATTTACGGTTCAAGCATCACGTGCTGAAGGAGGAACTGGTATGACTGCAGCAGGAGCTGTAACTGTTAACCCATATGTTGAAGTTGGACCAACTACACAAACAACTGGATTTGGTTGGAGCACATCTACGTGGGGAGCATCAACTTGGGGAACAGCGAGGGCTACAAGCTCTGTGGTTCTAGATCCAGGAAACTGGAGTCTAGATAACTTTGGTCAAGTATTAGTTGCAACTATATTTAATGGTAAAACATTTACATGGAATGCAGGAGCATCCAATCCAAGAGGTAACAGAGCATCATTAACCACATCAGGCTTTGCAACCGGTAACAATCCCACAGCTACTAGATTTACATTGGTGTCAGATCGAGATAGACATTTGTTTCACTTTGGAACGGAAACAACTATTGGTGATACGACAACACAGGATCCAATGTTTGTAAGATTTTCTAATCAAGAAGATTTAAATACATACACACCAACAGCCACCAACACTGCAGGTACATTTAGATTAGATACGGGTAATGAAATACGAGCAGCGCTTCAAGGTAAGGATTATGTCTTTGTTATAACTGATCTCGCTGCATATGTTATTCAATTTGTTGGACCACCGTTTACATTTAGTGTCAGACAGGTTGGTACAAACTGTGGATGTATCAGTCAACACGCAGCCACATTCGTAAATGGAGCGGTGTTTTGGATGGGATCACAAGGTGGATTCTTTGTATTTGATGGTACAGTAAAATCATTACCATCTCTTGTAGAAGACTTTGTATTTAGCACAGACGGAGATAATCTTGGATTAAACTTTAACTCAAGAGATGTTATCTTTGCAGGGTCAAATAATTTATACACAGAAGTAAATTGGTTTTATCCAAAAGATGGATCTGAACAAATCGATAGATGTGTAACTTATAATTATTCTGAAAACTGTTGGACAACATCGTCTTTAGATAGAACTACATATCAAGATCAAAGTGTATTTGATAATCCATATGCTACAGATTACGATGATACACTAACCCCAGTTTTCCCTGACATATTAGGAATTACAAATAAATATGGTGCTAGTATTTATTACGAACACGAACAAGGCACAGATCAGGTCAACAGCACGGCTACAACAGCTATCCCTGCCTTTATAAGATCAGGAGATTGGGATATAACATCTAGACG